CGCATCGCCCCTGATTGTAAGAGCGGCGCCGTTGAGCGTTGTGGTGGTGAAAAATTGCCCCACCGTCCAAGCGTTGGTGTGGCCGACCGCGAGCGATGCCACCACCGCGCCCGTCGTCGGCGAGATCATCAGCGATCCGTCCGCATTCGAAACCGAATTGACGGCGCCGCTGCCGCTGCCGCACGGTGCCCCGGTGCCCGAAACCACGCCTGTCGTGCTCGCTTGGAGGCATTGCGTGAGCCCGGTGACGTTGATGGTGATACCGGCTTGAAACGTCTGGTTGGCGGTCCAGACGTTGGCTTGGCCGAGCAGCGACGTCTTTGACGCGGCGACGGCCGCAGTCACATAGGATGTCGTCGCGACATTGATGCCGTTGTCACCGGGCGGGCGTGTCGGCGCCGTTGCGCCACCGTTGAACGCCTGGAGCCCCGGCCACGAATTTGCCGCTGACAAGATGCCGGGGTAATCCGCTTTTGCGGTGAATGCCTGATTAAGCCCAAACGGATTAACCGGCGGCTGATTGCTACACCCGAAATCCGCGCACAGGATCGCGCCTTCGATAAAGCCGGGATTGCTTTGCGCCAACCCCAGCTCGCTCATCAGCACCAGCAAGATGAGCGCAAGCCCGAATTTTTTAACCGAGTACATCAGCGCCCCCAAGTTTGCTTTTCCCAAGGATGAATGCCGACGTGGCACCGCAAATCCAGACGTTGGTCGGGGCAACGAACAAAAGCCAATTGTTGGTCGGAATTGAAATCGAAAGAAGCTGGCCGCCGGTCACCACAAAGGTGCCGGTCGACACGTTTACGACCAAGCCGGTCCCGCCCGCGCTGACGCCGAGTGGCGTGCCCGCAGCCAAAAACATGCCCGTTTCGAGAGCGACGTTGTTCATGCCAGTTGCAAAATCCCGTTTGATGCGTCGAACGTCACGGTCAGGTAGTTGCCATCGAGCAAGTTAACCTCTGAGCCAAAATCCCACCAAGCGATCAAGCTCTTTCCCGGCGACGAATTGTTATAAAGAATGCCGTAGTGAAACTGGGCAATCGGACCACCCGACGCCGTAATCTGCAAATTGGCCGCCGCGATGAGCTTGTAAATGCCGTTGACCTGTGCCGATGACTGGATCGCCACGGCAAAACCGCCCACCGGATAACCATTGCCGGCCGGGATTTCGGTGATTTGTGCCAACGTGGCATTACTCGGATTTGGGACGACATCGGTGAGGACCATCTTTAGGTTATCAAACCCAAGATTATGCACCTTGTTGGCGACGTCGCCGACAAACGTGAAAAACTTATTAAAGCCAGCCATCAGCTATACCCCCGTCTGGTGCGCCGGATCGTAAGAGGCCCGGCGTTGTAGCTGGCCTCCTCGCTCAAACTGTTCAATTCGCTGATGGCTGCGGCCGCACCAGCCTGCCACACTGGAATGCGATCATCATCGTGCAAATACGGCGCCGCCTCCATCAACGTACCGTAGAGATATGCATCGGGCGCAAACGAAAACAGCCAATTCGTTCCCTCCGGCGCGGTCGCCAGCGGCGGCAAATACATGCGATAGACAATCTCAACCGGGTAATTGTTATCCGGCGTCGGCACCAATTCCATCTCATTGCCAAATATCCCAAACCATACCGGGGGCCCCGGATTAGGATTGAGCGCGCGAATATCGTCGAGCTGAGCGCCGGTTGCGAATTTCAAACGAGGCTTAGCCGGGATCGCCCCGGTGCCGCCGCTGAATGCATTGAGCAAACGAACGCGACGCATCGATTGAAAATCAACCGGCAGCAACAAAAACTCGGGTTCTGACACGTTGATGTCAATCGTCGTGACGCAGCGATTTTCCATCTGGCGACACAACAAATTGCGATTGGCTTTGCCTTCGAACAAGCGAATGAAATCGGGCACGCGCGGCGCGATGTCGGCACGGCCAAAAAGCCAATCCTGACACGCTTGCACAAGATCGGTATAGGTCAGGAGGCTCATAACTGCCCCCCACCGGTCCGCAGAAAGAGCCAATCACGATCATTGAGAAGCTTTTTCACCGCCTCTTTATGGTCGGGGTCGAGCGCATCGACGCCATACGCATGAAGCCAATACACATAAACAGAGGGCGGAATTCGAGCGACATGCTTCAAATCGCGCGACGCACTCCAATTCGACGCGTGATTTGCGTCATGCTTATTGGCATCGAGAATAGCGTCGGTGTACGCGTCGCTGCCACGCACCCCGAGCTTGAACGTCTTATCATCGGCCTGTTCAAACACATGGGTCAGGCCGGTGAAAGGATCGTGGTAGAGAACGTCAGGCATCCTCGACCAGCTTTCGATCTTTGAGGATTTTCGCGACCTCGGGCGACACATCGGCCTCCTCGCCGTGCGCGAGCGACTTGGTGTCGGTCCAGGGCCCGGCGTGACTGATGCATCGCACCCGCACCTTGCCCTCAGCCGGCGGCGACTTTTTTGCTGTCTCGTGCTTGTCCTGACCCTCTTTGTCCCAATCGACGTCATGATGCTTCGTCGTCATCGCGCGAAACCTCCCATTGAAAAAATCGAAAGAGGCGGCCGAAGCCGCCTCGGCACTCAGGTGAGATCGGCGATGAGACCAAGGCCCTTTTCGGCACCGACGACGACGCCCCACTCCACCGAAATCAGGCGGCGGAACGACAAACCGGTCTTGGCGAGCGGTTCGTTGCGCATGCCTTGGAGGTAACCCACCTCGACCAACGAGCGATCAAGAATGATGACCTGATGCGGGTCCATGAAGCGATCCGGCACGATCTGCACCTCACCGAAATCGCTGTCATAGACGTCGATGGCCGCGATGAGCTTCTTATCCTCGGCCTTCTTGAAGCGCGTCGCGTTGCCGGTGTAAGCCGAAATCGACGTCTTGTATGTCGGCGGGCACAGCACGAAATCGGGCTTGCCGCCGTTGGTCCACATCTGTTGGATCACCGGCTTGAAGATGCCCGCTTCCGATGGCGCATCGAGCACACGCGCGGTGCCGGCGCCTGGGGCTGTGTTCGGGTAACCGTTGGCGCCGCCCGAAAGTGCCCCGTTGGTGCCGCCGGTCCCGCGATTGGCGTTACCGCCGCCCGTGGTGCCGATGAACGCCGCAATCGATGCGGTATTGCGCGCACCGGTCAAAGCGACGCCCGCGCTAGCGATCATGCTGCCAGGACCGGCCAAGCGAGCTTCCATGTCGCGCTTCAATTCCTGCGCCGCATAGAGAACTTGCTTCGCCATCTTTTGGACCTGACCCGCACCGTCAACCATTTCGTCGGTCGACGACACGCCTTTGGTTTTGGTCATGATCTGCGAATAATTTCCGTGCCGTGTCGCCACGGTCGGGTTGTCATTCGGCGTGTCGTTACCTTCAATGGCCGCGTTATTGCCGTTGGCAGCGGCCAGCTCGACCACGGGCCATTCATGGTAGGTATTTTTGAATTTGCCCTTGCGTCCCACCGCCTGCATGCAGGGGGTTTCGAGCGGCGAGATTTTGTAGACGAAATCCGACAAATCCTCGCGAATGGTATTGAAGCTGTAGGTCAGCGCCGTTTGGGGAGGCACAGCCATGATCTTGCCCTCTCAGCGAATGAGGAGGGAAACCGCGTCGTCGATGTTTCCCGTCCTGTTGAACCGATCCTGAGCGGCCTTCTTCGCTTGGGCTTTTCCACCACTCGTCGGCTGTCGAGCACCGGGGGCAGGAACCTGGGTCGCGTTGGCGATCTTGCCTTTAGCCTTTTTCAGCGCCGCTTGGTGGTCATCCCACTGCCGCGCCTTTTCGAGCATGAGGACCATGCGATGGTCGTAGGCTTGATCGATTTCCGCATCCGAGAAGCCGAAAGCCTTAGTCGCGTACTCGCGCAAAGCTTTCATCTGAACCGGGCCCTTTTCCTTGTCGGCAAAAACCGGAAGGGCCTTGACCAGCTTTTCGCGCTCGCCGTCGATGAAAGATCGAGCCTGTTGAACAGTCTCGACCCTTCTCTGTTCGGCGATGCGATTTTGCTCCTCTCGTACCGCGCCGCGCTGTTGCTCCCGCCGCTGGTAGTCGGTCCACTGCGTGGCATACGCCGCGGGATCGGCCGTGCGGAGGGCGTTCCATTGCTCTGCGGTTGGTTCCTGATCCGCGGGCCCAAGCCGTTCGAGAATGACTTGAAGCACCTGCGAATATTGGTCGCGTGCGGCACGCGCTTGCGCCGTCTCGGTTTCGACCGCCTTGCGGGCGTTCGCCACCTCCTCGGTCTTACGCGTGTAATCGACTTGCCGCTGGTAGCCGGCGAGAGCTTCTTTCAGGGTGACCGTCTCATCCTTGCCGTCGATTTTGACGGTGTAGAGCGGTTCCGTACTCGGCTCGTCGCCTTCGTTGCCTTCGCCATCGTCGTCGTCGCCGGCATCCCCCTCGGGCTCATCGGCGTCGGTCCCCTCATCGGGGGTGTCGGGCTCGCCTTGGCCATTCGGTGGAGCGGCGGAATGTTTGTCTCCGTCGTCGGACGCATCCCCCGCGTTATCGCCCTCTGGTATGCCGGCCAGGAGACCGGCGAGGTCGGTCATGGAAACGGGATCGTCGTCATCGGGAGGCAATGCACAACTCCAGGTTTGAGCATTGCTCAACCCCGATATTACTAAGTTGACGCTATGTCAAGACGTTAGGCGAACGGTCCTCGCAATTGAGGAATGGTGATCGGCAGCGGCCGGGTGGGCCCGGTGTCGGCCGGCGCGAGCTGCATCGGCGTAAATTTTGGCGCTGCCGACTGCGCAATGAGCTGTTGCGCGAGCGCCATCATGCCTTTGCTGGTCTCGCTCTGTTGCCCGGCTTTTTGCGCGTCGACCGCCGCCTGAGCCGTTTTTACCGCTGCCGCAGGATCGACCGGCGCAGCTCCACCGACTTGCGGCGCGGCGCTGCCCGCACCGTCTGGGATCGCAGTCGCCAGACTGGCGAGCTGCGGCGGCACAGCGCCGCTCAAATCCTGCGGCGGCGCTGCGCCGGTCGCTGGCCCGAAAGGCGCCGGCAGCGGTGCTGAGGCCGTCTGCGCGCCGGGCAGGCCGCGGTTGAATTTGTCGGCCCACATATCGGTAAAACCCTTCGCCGAAATGTCGTTGACATCGAGCTTGCGCAGCGGATTGTCGGACGGAATGTTACCTGTTATTGCCTTTTGCGCGATGGCATCCGACCGATAGTATGGGCGTATGACCTGCCATGCCGGCACGTTCGGGTTGGCAAGCAGCGCCGACGCCCCGGTAACGCCTTGCTGATGAGCGAGGTAGTGATCGGCGAATGTGGGATCGCGACCGAGCGCCTTGGTGAGCGCGCCTGTATTCGCAGCATGCTCAGCAGCGACCGCAGCCGCTTGCGCCATCGGATCGGTGCGGTTCGCGTCGGTGATGCCATACCTGCGCTCCTCGGTCGGCCCGAATTGACCGAGCCCGCGATTGCTTCCGGTGCGGGCATTGGGATCGCCGCCGCTCTCGATCTTGAACAGCCGGGCAATGTAATCGTTGAATGTCGGGTCAGCCACGGACGGCCTCCTGATAGTTTGCCCGCGCGGTCACTCTGCGTTCGGCGTCCTCGATTTTCTTGCGCTCAGCGCGGTATTGCTGGCCAAACCCCTGCAAGAAATTTTCAAGCCGCCCCACGGCATGCAAATCGCGCCAGCACTCCTCGCGCTTTTCCGGCGTCAACGCATCTGCCCATGCGCGAATGCAGTCGTTTTTCATCTCCGTTAAAATCTCGCGAAATACCCCGTTTTCGAGCAACTGCGTCGAACAGACGCCCAATCGCGTCAGCCGGGCAAATTCTTCCGACGTCATTCGGCCGCTCCGTTGGCTTTACCGTTCATCCCGGCAACCGCCAACTTGGTCGCGTTGTTCATCAGGTTGCCGTGGTGGGTCACATGGGCATCAAGCAACGCGTTGAGGCGATCCGAGTGCCCGTCGACCACCGCCTGATCGACGGCTTGCTGGTGGTCCATGTGCATCTGCAAGAGCTGCATCTGCATCTGCGCTTTGAGCTTCATGGTTTCGAGCTGGAATTGCGCTTGCTCTTTCATCATTTCGAGCTGCAATTTCATTTGCGCCTGTTTTTCTTGGGATGCGATCTTGGCCTGTTCTATCTGCGGATCGGGGCCGCTCTTTTGACCATTTGCGGCCTGAGCCTTCGCAGCCATCGCCTGAGACAATTTTTGCAACGCCTCAGTTTTGGCCTGTGGGTCCATTTGTTCGAGGTCATTGAAGAAACTCACCGTGTTATGATAACCGGCAGTTTCAATGATCTTTTTAAGCGTATAGGAATACTGATCCGGCGTGACGAATGGATTATCGAAACCCAATTCCTGCATGAGTTGTTCTTGTTTTTGCAGAATTTGGGTCAGATACGACAAGCGATCCTGCACCGATCCGCGTCCAAACATCGGATAGGGGCAGACGCTCATCTCGATGTCCCACTGGCGGGGATCAACGGTCACCGGCTTGCCGTACAACAGCACGGTGCGGGCGTAATCCATGTTTTTGACGGTCTCGCGCAGCATGCCGCGGAACAGCCGCGCAAAGCCAGTCTCGGCAAAAATTCGCGCGATCATCTCGACGCGCGACTGCGCCTTGGTCAGCGTCGCATGCACGGCGCTCGCAGTCGACGACTGCAACACGGCAGGGTCCAACCCTGCCGACGCGTCGGATTGACCGGTCCGATTTTCCCGCACCTGGGTCATGAAATCGAGAACCGGCAAAGCTTCCTTGCCGACAAACGGAATGGTGATCGGCTGCACCATGCCGGCCTGCCGCATGCGAATGAGCTTCGACGTGTCGGAATTCAGCGCGTCGTCGAGGTTAACTTGCCCCTCGACCACGCCCAATTGCGGCTGCACCGACTGCGCCAAGCTGTCGAGCGTATCGCGCAGGATGCGCGACTTGATGCGCTGAATGTCACGCGTGAGGTCAGCGATACTCTCGCCGAAGAACTGAAACGCCTCGGGATAGGGACACAGGGTCGCAATCGGAATGTCGTCAATCGGTTCTTCGTCGAGAATTTTGTATTTGGTGCCGCCGGTGATGACACGGATCAACTCGGGAATGCCGTCGCCGTCGCGGTCGCACGTGATGTAAAGCTCGCCGTACTTGATCAACCGCATCGAGGGGTCGGACGGCGGATCGTCGGCGATGCCGATGGCGCTCGAAATCTGCGGCCGGCGTGCCTGGGTCTCCCAGTTGTCGCCGTCGTTCTGCATATCGGCGTCGCAATCGTCGAGGTCTTCGGCGTCGTCGACCCAGCCCTCGGCGATGAAATCGCCAACGGTCTTGTCCTCGGTCATGCCGAGCAACGTGCAGCGTTCAACCCCGGTGGCGCGGCGGGCGACGATCATCGCCTCGCAGGGGATGCCGCGCACCCGCAGCGAGCCGCCCTTTTGCACCCGCTTGATCTGCATATCGTACAATTTTACCGTTGGCTCAGATGGCCCGCCATCGCCGCCAGGAGGCTCAGGAGCGGGGGGCGGGGGCGGCGCGGGCCCTGCACCGGGCGGCAGCGCCGAAACGGCCCCAGCAGCCGCGGCGAGCGGGCTGGCGGCCGGCGCCGGGGGTGACGACCCGGCGCCGGGCCCAGCGGGACCACCCGCGCCGGGAAGCGGCGGGCCGCCAGGAGGAGCTTGGGGAGGTGGGGGCGGCGGCATCGCTGCGGCCTCGATGGGCGGCCCGATCACGCCGGTCATCAGGGATTGCTGGTAAATACGCACCTTGACCACCTCGACGTCATCGTCGGCGGCGAGCGCGTGCGCTTGGTCCTCGGTCAAACTGGTATGCATCGAGAACACCGGCTTTTCGGTGGTCTCCCACTGCCAGCGGAAAAAGCCGGTCTTGCGCACCAGCGCGTCTTGAAACACGTCGTGGCAAGTGGTGAAGAATTCGGGATTGTCGATGCGCAGCACCACGTCACGGAAATAGGCCGTCGCCTGACACGCATAGGCTTGGTTCTGCGCAAACTTGGCGGGATCGGTCGACGGCACCGGCAAGAATTCGACTGCGCCATCGGATGAAAAGAAAATCCGCAACAGGTCGGGCATGATGCCGAGCACGGTGTCACGCACCTCGGTCAGCACCACCTTGGAACGATCCTCTTGCGCCGCGTCGAGATCGACGTCGGGCAGCTTGCCTTTGTAATATTCGGTGTTTTCGTAACGCTCTTGGGCCAGAAATTCCGACGTGTAGTTGCGCGCATCGGTGGCCCAGTCGAACACAAGGCCCTGAAACTCGTCATCGGTCATCGCCCGGCCGAGCCGTGCCGGCTTGCGCAGCCCGATTGCCGGCTCGCGCTTGGACTTTTTGTCGTCGATGAGGTCTTCCGCCTTGACGTCGAGATCGGCCATGACCATGCCCTCGGAAAAGTTGACGCTATCTCAACCCCTTGGGCGTGTCAAAGTTGACCGACTTGCACGCCTGCCCAATCTTGACGGCAGCTTCCTGCAACGCCTGTCGGATCGCCTCGGCGGTTTCCTTGTCGACGCCGGTGTTGATGGCAAGATTGAAATCAAAACAGGTGACAGAGGTTCGCCGCTCGCGTTGCGCCACCAGCTCGTCGACAATGGTGCGCAACGCCGCGGTGGTGTCGATGCCGTTCATCAGCACCGTGACGCCCGGCGGGCGAGCATGCAGCTCGCCGGCAAGCTGTTTGAGCGGATCGGCGTCTTGCGCGACTGCGAGCTGCGACGCCAGCAAACTACCAATTATAAATCTCGATTTCATGCTCGCGCTCCGCCATCAGGGCCCGGCTGCGCTCGCGCGCCGCCGCGACGATGTGAACAGCATGCTCCGGGTCAAGCGACAATGGCCCGGTGCAGTCGTTTTCGCGATAGCCGCCGCCCTTCGGCACGATGCGGTAGCTCGCACGTTCGCGCTCAGTCGCCGTGAGCAAACGTGTCGAGGACGTCGGGGAGTTGGGCCGCGGTAATCGCCGGGGCAAGAATGCCCGTGTCCGGTTGGGGATTGAGCTTCGCATGCGCGCGGAAAATCTCTGCCACCATCTCGCGCATCTCGCGGTGAGTGAGGGCGCGGAGCCAGGACTTGATCGCGTCAGCACCGCGAGGGATGTTGCGAAGATGAAGCGCGGGTAATTCATTTTCGATAGCCTCCTTCTCAAACAGCTCCGGTTCTTGCTCGCATTGACCACGCGGCATGTAAGGCGAACGACCGACGACTTGCGGCATCGGAAACTGAGCGTTACCGTTTTCCATCTGCGGCCCTTTCCTCGGTTTTGATTTTGAGCTGATCGGCGGCCCGCAAAATCTCCTCTCTGGTGAGCTTGGTCGCGAGCCGCATGATGGCGTCGATGTACTCGATGGGTGTTTCGGGATGGGCAAACGCGAACAACGCTTCCGCACCGCCGCGTGGCAGGCAGATGGTTCGCATCTTGGAGCCGTTCGGGCCCTCCCATGCGAGATCGACGCGGATTTTTTCGAGCGCCTGATCGGCGTTCACTTGGGGCCGCTGTCAATGACGTATCGATATTCGCCGCACCAGTCACCCTCGACGGTGCGCGGCCACGCGATGCCGCCGCCTTGGCTGATGACGGTCGGCGGATAGCGCCGACACGTTCCCGCCGTCGCGCCGGATGGGGGTTTTGTCCAGTGAAAGCACGTATTGCAAAACATCTTATCTTCGTCGGGCATATTCAAACCCTCCCTGGTAAATTACGTTTGAGTGGACCTTTCTTCGACTTGCCTTGCATTGCGCCCGCAGTGATCGCGCCGGTTCGCGCGAACGTCAAACCCACCGCGTCGGCGCCATCAGGGCTTTTGCCGTCGAGCACGCCACGGTCGCGCATGTCGTCTTTGCTTTCGACCTTGGCGTTGCCGTTCGACTGATAGACCACGGTCGGCGTCACCAGCTCCTCGACGGTCTCAGGATCGTCGTCGGGAAACTGCACCGCGTTGGTGGCGAACCAATCCCGCACGTTGAGCCAGATTTCATCGCGCAGCCGCGCCGCCTTTTGCAGAACCGACGCGCTTTCGCCGACATTGATGCCGACCGCCGGCAAATCCAATTCGTGCAAGCGATCACAGACGCCGCCGCCGACGCCGATGACGTCGACGAAGATCGCTTCCGGTCGATCCTTTTCCGGCGTCTCGTCCCACTCTTTGAGAATGACACCGCACAGCTTCATGGTGTTGTCGAACTGCCAACGCTTGACTTTTTCGAGGATTTTGGGGCCTCTGCGTTTCGCGAGAGAGGATTTGTCACGGGTAAGAGATCGAGCAACGTCGATACCCCAGTAAACGGGTTCAAACCGCGGAGGTATAATCGCTCGCCGCATTGCAGCTTCGACAAGAGATCGGGCGATAAGCGTATCGTCGTCACCTTGGGGAAACTCACCCAATACACGGACGCGAAAACGGTTTGAGGTCTCGCCATATAGCCGCTCCTCCTCGATGTAAGCCGGATCGACGCGCGAGCTGTCACGACACGGCACATGCACGCCGCGCCAGATTTTGCGAAACTTGTGGTGGGTGTTGTAGAAGAACCCGGTGGCGCGGGTCGGATTGCCGGCGAGCACGGTGATGGCACCGCGGGTCGACATCGAGCCCGCCGCCGCTTCATAGACGGTCTCGGCGACACCGGATGCCTCATCTGCGATCAACAGCACGTTGTCGGAATGGATACCTTGCAGCGCCTCGGGGTTTTCCTTGCGGCTGGTGCGGTAGGAGCAAAAGCAGGCTTCCGGCGCGGCGCGCATGAACACGCGCTCAGCGTTGCTGTCGAACACGCCGACGAACTGCGGATGACGTTGCTCGATGCGCTTCAACCACACCCGCACCTCGGCGGCCAAGGCGTCGAATAGCTGGGGCGCCGATGGCGCCGTCACCGCGACTTTGCAGGGAAAACGCGTAAACAGAAAATGCAGAACGATGCCGGCCAGGAACATCGTCTTGCCGACGCCGTGGCCTGAGCGGATGGAAAGCCGCGTGCAGCCCTTGTCGAGCTGTTCCAGCTCATGGCGCTGCCACGGTTCGAGGTGAGCGACGCCCATCATCTCGGTAAAGAAGGCGACGCGATCAAACCGATATTTACGGATGATGTTGGTCAGGAGGACGTCGAGCGACTTAGCGTTGATCGCCGCCAACTGCGGGGGCAGTGGCGGCGGGAACGGTGTCGATGATGGATCGACGTCCCAATCAATCGTCATCGGGAAGGTCAACGCCTTCGACTTGCGCGTTGTGGGGATCGGCGGGACCGAATTCCGCGCCAGCATCATGCGCAGCATGCGCGCCCTCGTCGGCTCTCTCGGCAGTGGGGTCGAATTCGGACGCCTCATCGACACTGAGGGGCCGCGGCGGCTTGTCGACGCCCGCGGTCGATTGGGCCGGCGCATCGGCAAACGAGCGATCAACCGTCGATTTGAGAAACGCGTGATAGAGATTGTCGCTCCACACCGCATAGAGGCCGTTGTCGGATTTGACGACCCAATCGCCGGGGCTGATCGTCAGCTCGCCCTCGGGCGTCCTGATGTGGCCAAGATCGTCGCTGACGCGAAGATCGCCGCTGGAAAGCGCGGCGGCGAGCCATGTTGGAAGGGGCGGCGCAGGATCGCTGAATGTGGGCCAGTGATAGGCGCAAATCCGATCTGGGCGAACGTGTTTCTGCCCAGCATTGGGGTCGACGGCGACGGGGTTGGTGGCGGCCATGATCAACCCCTCGGGATGTAGCCGCGCGGATGGGATTGCGGCCACGTGTTGTTCGGCTTGGCGTTCGGCGACGGCGCATCCTCGGATCGCTGAGGGGGCGCAAAGTTGCCGGCCTTGCGGTTCGAACCCTCCTCGCACGATGGGGTCGAGGAGTTGGGTTTGAGGTGGGGGGCTTTGCCCATCCAACTGCCCTTTTGCAGTTTCATTTGGTTTGATCCTTTTGGTTTGATCCTTATTTGGTTTTAGGTTTTAGGTTGGTTGACATTCGAACCGACGCGCCGTGTCCACACACCGTTGCGCTGATGCCAGGGAATTTCGTTGGGATCGTTGGGGGGTTGTTCGCCGTCGTAAGGCACGAAGCGCGAGGGGGGTGAGGCCGGAAAACGCGGCTTGAACGTCGAAACCGGTCGATGCGCGTCCATGTCAAGGTCTCCCGCACCTGCGGTGGTGCTGCGCGCATGTGGCCCCGCACGTGGGGAGGGAGGATCGCGAGACCCTTCACGGCCGAGACTTACGGTGACGAGGCGGTGAGGCCCGTCATCAGCCCATAGCTCAGGGCCTCGCTCTCCCGCGGTATGCCCGACGCCTCAGGGGCCTGAGGAGGTGGAGCATGTGTCGCAGGGGCACTATGGGCGCCAGTTGAGCAACTGTCAAAGGGGGGTGGCAGTCAAAAAAATTTTAGAAACGGAGTGGTGGAGTTGCGGGGTGTCGGCGTGGGGGTGCGCGGCTTTCCACCGCCCGCCCCGCCCCGCGCGACGGGGGGGCCTTCGGCGAGCGCGCCGGGCGCGACGCGCGCCGGCTCAGCCGCACCGCGTGTCGCGCCCTCCGCCGCGCCCGCGGCGCGCGCCTCTCGCGGCCGCGGCGTTCGCTCGCGTCACATAATGGCCTATTATGCAACGCTGAAATAAGCTAGCATTACCAATCAATTACGTCGCCCGTACCCTGATTGTACCCCAGCGGCTTTTGTGTGATGTCCGTCACAGTTCCTTCCACCTGGGCGACAACACGCGGGTCGGGATCACGGTTCGCAGCCTGCACAGCGGTCAGATAGAGGCTTTGAATGTTGGTCACCATACCGCCAGCGTTTGCATCGTTTTGCGCCGGTTCCGGCGGCACGATTTCGCGCGCCACGCGGGCGAATTCGAGCGGTGGGTTTTGCAACACAAGGTCCGCCCAAACCTCGAAAACATCGCGCCCGCTCGCATCGCGCCGCGGCGCATCGGGATCGGTAAGCATGCGCTCCACTTGGTCCCAGATGGCGCGCATGCGATGGCGCGTCGCGCGGCTGTACTCGGCGCGCGCTTGCGGCGCCGACGCGGCGGCAGCGGCGCGCGCCGACGCGGCGTCGGGCGCGGTGCGCGCCGCGGCCACCGCGGCAGCATGGAACTTTGTAGCAGTCATGTAGCAGTCTCCTAAATCACTGCTACATTAGTAACCCCTTGACTGGCTTTGCAAGCTTTCCGCTCGTGTAGCAGTGTAGCGGTGAAACTCACACACTTCCCTTAGAAACCTATAGGCTCCGTTCATCTACATGAACAAATAAATACATAACATGAACATCACCTATTATGACAGACATTCATCTTATACACTTTCATAGAAATAAATGCTACACTGCTACAGACGTCGATTTCCCGTTTAGTATCAAAGCTTTGCATTGTAGCACCGATCTGTAGCACTGTAGCCCTTTCCACCACGGTGCGGTTTTCTTGCGCCCCCCGACCGATTTCTTTTTGATTACACCTCAAAACAGCTTGACGCATTCTGCACAACCCGCGAAAAAGCCATTTCGCCGCCCATGCGTTTTTCCGCTTCCCGCCTTCCCGCCCTCCACCCACCACGCAAAACACACCAGCGGCCTCCTAAAGCCCTTGGCGCGCCGGTGTTTCTTTTTGAGCACAGCTCCACCCCCTCGTTACATTTATTTTGAGCATACCTCAAAGAATTAGATTGACGCCAATTCTGTTTTGAGCCACTCTCAAATCACGGTCGATCCGACCGCGACGGCAAACCAACTGAACGGGGATTACAATGGCTCACATGATCGATAATTCGAATGGCCGCGACAACATCGCGTTTCTGGGCTCGCGCAATGATGTCTGGCATCGCCTGGGCACCGAAATGCAGCCCGGCCAGTCTCTTGACCAGTGGCAGAAATCGGCCGGTCTCGATTGGACCGCAATCAAGGTGCCGGCGCTGATGGATTTGTCGGGCGCCGAATTCAATCACGTTCCCGGCGGCCGCCAGCCGCGCGCAAACGACCGCTCTTTCATGGTGCGGTCGGACACCGGGATGTTGCTTGGTGACCAGTGTGTTTCCGACGTCTATCAGCCGGTTCAGCCGCGCGAGGTGCTGGAATGGTTCCAACAGTATATCGCGGTCGATGACCGTTTCGCGCTCGACGTCGCCGGCTCGCTCAAAGGCGGCAGCATCATTTGGGCGACCGCGACATGGCGCGATGCGCTGACCGTGGCAGGTGACCAACACGTTGCCCGCGTGCTGATGTCGACCACATTCGACGCCAGCGCGGCGACCATAAACCAGATGACCACGACGCGGGTCGTTTGCAACAATACCCTTCGCGCCGCGCATTCCGACCGCCATCATGCCGTTGTGCGGACGCGGCACAACACCAAGTTTGACGCCGCTCGCGTCGGCGCCGAATTGGCCGAATTGGCACAATCCGTTGCCCAGTTCAAAAAGGTTGGTGACGCGATGGCACGCGTCACGATCACCGCCGCAGAGGTGTCCGCTTTCTTCAAAGCCTGCCTCGATATTCAGCCTGAGGAAAAATTCGAGGACATCAGCACCCGCAAGCAAAACCAGTTCAAGGCGTTGTCGCAGGCTTTCAACACCACGCGGCGCGAGCGGGAGGCCAACCAAGGCGACGCTATCGATGTCTGGACCGCGTTGCAGGCTGTCACGCGGTATGTCGACCACGACCGCGTGTCGATCAATGGCGACCTCGGCGAAAAGCAATTCTTGTCCGCGACCTTTGGCTCAGGCGACACGCTGAAAGGCAAGGCGATGGAATTGCTCATGCCGCGGATCGCGGACCTTGTGGCCGCATAACCACCACCCACCACGAAAGGGGCCCGCCTTGTGCGGGCCCTTTTTATTTTGAGGCCAAATCAAAACCTATTGACCGCGGATTAGAGTTGAGCTAATCTCAAATCACGGTCAAACGAGACCGCAACCAAGGGGCCTGCATCATGAACACAATTCGCCTTCACGTCGCTGCCGGCGCATGGCACGCGACATATAGCGGACCGCACGCGGCGGAAATCGTCGCGCTGTTTGGGTCCGCGACAATCCCGACCGCGTTTACCGACCGCGCGCCGCTCGCGACCGTGCGGGAAGCCCTCCGCGCCCGTAATCCCGGTGTCACCATCGTTGCGACCGTTCTCGTTGCAGCCGACGCATTGGGGGGCTGACATGACACGCATCACAATCCGTCGCCGTCGCCGTGTCCAATGGGACATGGTTGCTGGCATCTGCCTTATCGGCGTCGCGGCTGCGATGCTGGCGGCAATGCCTTGGATTTGGACCGCCATCGCTTCGGTACAGTGAAAGGGGCCTGACATGATCACCGATACCGAAATCGCCGCTGTGATCGCCCGCGTCGACGACGCGCTGCACATGCATGACCGCTACGCCGCGTTGCGCGCCAAGATCGCAGCCAACAAGCCCGCGCCCACCGCGGCGCCAGCGCAGCCCGCCCATGCGCCTAAGCCCGCCAACCCTATCGGTGGAGCGGCGATCACCAAACCCGCGCCAGCGCCGCGCGGGCCGCGCCCTGGGGGCATCGCGATGCCGCTGCCGACGCGCATCGTCGACGAAATCATGTTCTGAGGGGGTCGCTATGCATCGATTTCTAACCTTCGTTGCGCTCATGGTGGTCGACGTCATCTTGACCAAAAACTTTCCCGACGTCTTGCCGCTCGCAATTTGGTTTTGTGCAGTGATGATCGTGGTTCCGATTGCCTGCTTGTTGGAACGCTGAAAGGGGCGTGATCATGGGAAACTTTCACAAGGCTGACAGTGTGAGCCGCGCCAGCAAAGCAAACCAATGGGCCGCATATGACCGCCTGCCGCCATCGGTGCGGGCGGCGTTGCAGAACGCGGCTTTCGATTGGGCGGCGTATCCTATCCACCGCGATTTTGAACGCGGCGTGCGGACCGCTAAGGAAACCGTCAAGGCAATCCGCGAGTGGGATCGCAAACAGATTACTAAAGACCGCAAACGCGTTTGGGGGGCTTGACCATGCACGGGACAATTAAAATCGACGGGATCAACGCCAGCGTCGGGGACGTGATCGGTAAGCTTGGCGTGCCGGCGCCTTTCGGTCCGCTCTATCCGCTGATGGGGCCCACGGTCGCCAAGTTTCGCAAGATGTCTCGCAATGGGCCGCTCACCGCGGACCAGCGCGCGGCGTACAGCGCGGCCATCGTCGGCAAGGTGCTGGCGCTGCAACGCGCCGAAGCGACCCGCACGCTGCCGGCTGTGCAGCCGCGATGCGCGAGCGGCACATGGCACAACAATGGTGACGGCGCCATCGGGGCCGCGGTGCGGGAACAGCAACGCCGCGCGCTGGCCGCGTGTCCCGACGCGATCCGGCGGGCCCGCACGCCGCGCCAGTGGCAGGCCATGTATGACGCGGCTATGAAGGAAAAGCGACGCCGCGATTGAGCGCCGCTCGCTTCAAAAAGTTCCTGAAATGCCAAGAGGGTCGCTGTCAACAGCGGCCCTTTTTTTGAGGTGACATCGGGTCGCAGCACTGTTACAAATGACAGTGCACAAGTGCACACTGTGAGAATGCCTCAAAAGAGGTAGCGCGGGGAAGGGGCCCAATGAGCGAGCTTGAAAGCGAGCTAGAGGGGCTTATTGATCGTCAATCCCTTGGCAGTGTGCTGGCCGCGCTGGTCATGATTTGCCGCGCCAAAGCCGACAACGGCAACACCAGCAACGCAGTCCTTTGGTCGCTCGCATCGTCGCGTCTGGAACGCGTCGCGGCGTCGATCCGGCGCATGGGCGTTTGACCGGTGGCGCGACCCGAAACCATCGTGCATCGCTTGCGCCGGGAGCGCGATGAATTGCAATGCGAGTGTCGCACGCTTCGCCTCTATTGTGACCCTGTTAGAAGCCAAATTGGAGCTTGTTGCCAAACAGATTGAGGGGAAATCAAAAATGGATTGACCGGCAATCTGTTTGCAGCCATTGCCGCCCGCGGGATCGTGCTCGCGTCGCGGGCGCCAGTGGCGGCAATCCCGCCGCCGGGTTCATGTTGCAGTGCCGAAACAGCGCGCCCGCGCCGCGACCGCGCCCGCCCCGCCGCCCGCACTGGCCGGGACCGAAAAAGCATGCTTTTTGCCCCCTGAGGAAAAGCATGCTTTTTCCCGCGGCGACATCGAGCGCCAGCTTCGCGGCCGGCCCTGTGCCTGCGCGCCGCTTGATCTGGGCTGGATTTCCACCATCAATCCGTGCAACGTCTATCTGGTCGACCGCAGCCGCGACGGCGCACCCATTGTGCGCGCTTATATCGTGATCCTGCCGCGACGAAAAAAGCAGCCGCGACGCAGACGAGGGGCCTACACGAAGGCTGACCCATGCCTTTGAAGCTCTGCCCCAAATGCAATGCGCCCATCGTGCGGGCAATGGCATTGTCGCGGCGCGATAACGAGACAATGATTTGCGCGCGGTGCGGGACGCGGGAGGCGCTTGAAGATTTCTACGGAAGCGACCGCGCGATGGTCGAACGCATGCTGAACCTCATCGACGCAATTCGTTCTTAAAAAAAGCATGCTTTTGAGGTGCCACATGGATGACGAGCGACGCAAACTAATCGACGAGGTGACCCGCAAGCTGACCGACGAGGGCAAGCTTATCGAAGTCGGCTGGCAGTCCTTCCACTTGATGGCACTGTCGAACGCGTCGGAACACCAACTCCATGATATGCGGATTGCGTTCTTTACCGGAGCGCAACACTTGTGGGGGGCGATGATGTCCATTCTCAGCCCCGGTGACGAGGCGACCGAGGGCGACGTGAGCCGGCTGGATTTGATCGATAAAGAGCTGACGGAATTTATTATCGAGTTCAAACAATCCACACTAACCAAGGGGCCTATGCAATGAAAAAACAGGAGACAATCGGATTTCAGTTGAGCGCGGCAGTCTCAGTCGAGCGCATGGGCTACGTGCTCAAAGCCCTGTTCGACAATGGCTGTCCGCCGGATAGCTTCAACCTTCAAGCTCTCGTCGGGGTGATGGGCGGCACCCGCACCAATGGTCACGCCATCAATGCAGAGAATGCAGAGACCGCACCGCAGATTGAGCACAAAAAGCGAGGGCGGCCTAAAGGCAGCACGACAAGTCGAATGCAGACTATGCGTGACGAAATCATGGTTTATATGCAAAGCCACAAACAAGCTTCGCGCCCTGAGCTGCACACTCATCTAGCTGCGGCTCAGCCCAAGTTATTTCATCGGCAAATCGTCGACACCGCGGTGCTTGAATTCGTCAAACAGGGTTTATTGAAACGCCCTTCGGTGGGTGTGCTGACAATGACGGAAGCGGGCCATCGCGCGATGGTACAAGTTGCGCCTGAGCCTGAGCCTAAGCCTGAGCCTAAGCCTGAGCCCGCACCTGAGGGCCCCGCCTTGGGGTTGGTGGGTAATTCCTTGTTCATCTATTCGCTGCTTCATGCTGAGCCAAACCGCGTCTTTTTCCTTAAAGATGTGAGAGACGGCATGAAAGCAGCCGGCCGCGCCCCCGGCAGCGCCAAAGATACGGTTTTGAAACTCGTTCGCCGCAAATACGTTCGTCGCATCGCACCCGGTAAGTATCAACTCTAAAAGGGGCCTGAGCCATGACTACAACACCGAAGAAAAAGCACGTCAACGGCGGACCGGTTTTCTCATATGCGAAATATCAGTTTCGCAAAGGCGAGCAAGACCCAATCATTGACAAAATCAGAACCATTTTCAGCGAGTATGGCGAGACCGTCAATCACGTTGCGACCGATGCAGGGGTTTCCCCCGCCACGCTGTCGAACTGGTTCAACGGCAAGACCATGAAACCGCAATTCGCCACCACCGCGGCCGTGGTGCGGACGATGGGATATGACTTTGTGTTGGCGCCGATCAAGGATCGGCCGACCGTCGACGCCCATAGCGTCGGCATGATCCTCAAACGCTTCCCTAGCGTCAAACCGGAGAGCTGATGCGTGACTTGACGACGCTGGATCGATTTCGTTTCGAGATGCCCGACATAACGGTGCGGGAGATGACGGGCGGCTATGGCGTCGAGGAAGTCGATGAGCGCCGCAACGGTTTCTTTGCGTTTTCTCGCGACGGCGTTGTGCTTCGCGTCGTCGCCGCATCGGGCGCGGGTTGGGATCATGTTTCGGTCTCGCTGGTGAACCGCTGCCCAACCTGGGAGGAAATGGAATTCATCGCGCGGCTGTTCTTCAATGACGACGAAGTGGCGATGCAGCTCCACGTCCCGGCCGCCGACCACATCAACCGTCACCCATTCACGCTGCACTGGTGGCGGCCGATTTCCAAGCTGCGCAAAATCCCGCTGCCACCAAAAAGGCTGGTGTGATGGCGACTGAGCTGCCAGCATGGATTGTCTACGATCACCCAACGGATTTTCCCGACGATTATGTCGCGCGGCTTTGGATGTTTCTGCCGCCGCCGGCCGCCCCGACGTCGCACATCATCACTTGCAAAAATCTCGATGCCTTGCGCTTCATGCTCGAAGACGAAGGCTTCATTTGCATTGGGCGCGAACCTGACGACGATCCTAAAATTGTGGAGGTTTGGGTGTGAAAACTCTTGGCATTGATCCGGGCGCCAAAGGCGCCATTGTGCTGTTCGGTGACACGTTGGCCATCCTCGCAATCTGGGACATGCCCACCGTGATGGTCAAAGGCAAGGTGCGGGTCGATGCCGCCGCGGTCGGGCACATCTTACGCGAAGCCGCACCCGATGAAGCCTTCATGGAACGCGTCGGTGCGATGCCCGGCCAGGGTGTGGCCAGCATGTTCGCTTTCGGCATGGCCACGGGGATCGTCCTGGGGGCGCTGGCGGCGCTTGAAATCCCGGTGACGCTCCTCACCCCGACCGAATGGAAAGGCGCTCTGCGCGTCCCTAAAGACAAGGGCGCGGCGCGCGCTCGCGCCAGCCAACTGTTGCCGTCCTATGCGGACCGCTGGCCGATGAACAAGCATGACGGGCGAGCTGAGGCGGCGTTGATTGGTCTCTACGGGATCGGGCGCGGCGCGGTGGCACGGCATGAGCTAATCGAGTGGTGATCAAAAATGCCTTTGGGGCCTGGAAAATACGGTAATCTTGCCGCATCTGCCCGCGATCAAACCGATGCGGCGGCGGCTATCGTCATGATTATTGACGGTGTTGATGGCAGTGGGTTCAGTATCGTTGGACATATTTCACCACATATTTTGGTGAAAATTCTGCGCAGTATGGCGGACCAAATTGAACAATCCTAATTTTTCTTGCGGTCTTTCAGCACAGCAGCCGCCAGGAATTCGCCGCTCAGCGATGTCAGTCGTAGGTCATTCGTCCACACCGTGACAGGCAGCGAGCCTCCTATTCGCGTTCGCGCTCCGATGGTGAAATAGCCGTATTTTCGCAGCGCCGTCATTACATGACCTTGGTGCATGTGATCAGCGCCCCACTCGTTGGCGTCCTGTATTTCGCCGACCGTCAACAGCACGCGACCATGAAACAAGCCGCCTTCGCCAAATTGGTCTTTGAGCCAGCGGTTTGCCGGCGACATCGCCGCATCGATCATGTCGCGTTTGGCCTGTGTCATCGGGGGGCGGGCCGCTGGATCGAATTTGGAAATGTCACGGCTCATCAGCCAACCGACGCAAACCGCATCGCCGCCGTTATCATAGTAGCTCCACAGCTCGTTGTAATAAGCGTCGGGTTGCGGGACCATCAGCGAGCGGACAACATCGAAGCGGCGATCCTCCTCGTCGAGCCCAAGGGCGTTGCCGTAATTGGTGCAGATGATCCAATTGTGAAACCGGTATCCCGCACGAAGCTTCTCATATTTCTGCTCGATTTGCGGGGCGCCCTCCTCGATGCCGATATAATTTTTGATGATCAAATACATTTGCCCCTTTTCGAAATTGCGCATCTCGGGGATCAAAATCAATTCGTGGTCTAAAAACGCGTTGTATTTGCTCAATAGGTCTTGCGGCGTCAGCTTGACGTAATTGCCTTCGCCAAGCCCACGTAACAGCGGCAGAAAGGCGGTATCTTTACCGATGCCTTGGGCGTCCGAATACAGCACCAGCGCGTGGCCGATCTTAGAGCCTGGTTTTTGTTTGATGAACGCCATGAAATCAAAACAGCGATTGCGCGCGTCCTCGTCGGGCACCATGTTTTCCCAGTGGCGCAGCCACAGCGTCGGCTCGACGCCTAGCACCGGATCGAGCGACGATGGGCGCCAGCCGTTGAGCATGCTGTCGCTCTTGACGAAAATTGGTGCGCCGGGTCGATAGGCGACTGTCGTCGCTTTGCGAGCCCGCTTATCGTTTTGGAAAAGCGCCGCCGCCGTCTTGCGTCCGGTCAAGCCATAGGGAACGACATGGGCATGCAGGGCGTTGAAAAAATCTTTCGATACGCCGCGGCCGGTGGTCTCCTCGTGAAACCCGCCATCGTGCGCAATCCAACCCTGCACCATGTTCTTCAACGCCAGCTCGGCGGGGTCGGCGGGGTAGCTGTCCTCAGGCACCGCCTCGTCGAAATCGTCTTGCGCCTGCGAGCCGGTGCCGCTCTTGTCGACCAGCCATTGCCAGCCGACCAGCGTTTCGGTGATGCTGTCCCACCGCTTGCGCGTCGCTTCGTCCTCGGTCGACCGCACGCCTGGGGCCCATTCGAGCACGTCGGGATAATATTCTTCGCAGTCGGAACCCAACGCCCCCTTGATCGCGGCGAGGTGGCGAACGAATTCGTCATGCCCCAGTTCCGCCGGCCGGTACTCGGCGAGCAACGCCAACACATGCTGCGGCGACGGTGCGAGCTTGGAAGGGTCACCCAGCTTCGTGCGGTGGCCGCTGGTGAGGTTTCCCGACGATCCGGTCCCTTTGAGCGGCGTGATGCCAAAAACCTTTGGGATGCCTTCCATGATGACGGCTTGGACCTGTTCCGCCGTGATCACGGTTAGATTGTAGGGCCCCAGCTCGCACGGATGGGGCGAGGACCATCGATAGGGCTCGCCGCTCTTGTGCATGCCCTCGACGCAATAGAATTGCCCAAGGCCCAACAGCTCGACCGCGTGCGGTTTGGCGCCCTCGGGATCGCCGGGCAGGCGGAACGCCAGCCGCCGCTTGCGCAGGTACGTCGAGCCGGCAGCATACATCGCCAGGACGTGCGACGAACCTTCGACGCTGCGGACCGGTGCGGGCCCCAGCTCTTTCAACAGATAGGCGGTGACGTCGCGTGCTAGCTCGGGATGATTGATGTCGTTATCGGCGCCGGGGTAATTCCGGCTCAGCATGCCGACGGTGGCGCCGTCGTGGGACGCCTGTTTGGCCTCGGCGACCGTCATCATGCGGGTCGCCAAGCTGTCGCTGATGCCGACCCACATCCCGTTTGCTTTTCGGTAGGCCGGAACCTTGCCGCGCATCGCCGGGGAGATGGTTTTACTTGGCGCGTCTGGTGGCGCGACGCTGGTCAGCTCTGTGCTCTCGTAAGTCTTCACCCAGCCACGCCATGACATGGCGCCGCCTCCCTTCCCGTAGGGCGTTTCTTTAAAGAAGGGGCCGGATGCTGGTACGCTGTGCGGTGTGTAGCAACTCGGCCCCTTTGAGTTGTAACGGGCCCCCCAACGAACAAGTCGTGTAAAGTTGAGGGATGCTCAACCTGCGCCGTCACAAATTCACAGTCAAGCTTTCGCATAACGGTGACCTTGGGCGCCCGCCGCTTTGAGCGGAAAGCCCGGTGCCCATGCTGGAACCTCGCTCATGATGGCGACGAATTCGGCGACGCTGCCGACGCTTTCGAGCGTTTCGGCAATCAGCTCGTCATGCACGCTGAGGATCAGCGGATAGCCAGCCGCTTCGAGCCGCAGCATGGCACTCGCGAGAAAGTCACGGCACATGCCTTGAATGCAATTTTCGAACAGCTTGCCGCCCCATGTGCTTTCCTTTTTCCATTGCTTGGTATAGCTGTCGATACCCCAGTAATGTATTTTCCAGTATTTGGTTGGAACAGTTTCGCCATTGTCGGTGATTTCCACATCCTCTTTGGTCGCTTCGATGGTTGGGCGCCGATACCACAACAGCCGACCGGACGGCAGACGGCATTGCAGCCAATGCGGCACTCGACGATAGGCAAACGGCCCGCACTTGAAAATCTTATTAGGATTGGCAATGGCGGCCTTGGCGCATTTTTCGAGTGCATACCAGAAATCGACGACACGCGGATTTTTCTCGCGCCAGCCATAGACGCCTTGCTCGCAGATTTCGAACGGCAGAACGATGCGGCCTTTTTTCTTGCAGTTGCGCTGAAACGCCGATGGCCCCATGCCGTAACCGCAGCCGAGAATGGTTTCCTTGCCGACAAACCGCGGGATGATGTTGCGCTTGGAATTGTGGAGCTGCGCCACCTCCTCGACGGAAAGTCCGAAGATCGACGCGCCCATCGTTTCATAGATCGGCGCGTCGGTCGCGAACAGCTCGACCATCTCGGCTTCTTTGGCGGCCCACACGCAACCGCGCGCCTCGACCTGGGCATAGTCGGCGAAATAGAGCTTACATCCGGGCGCGGCGACGAGCGCACCGCGCATCATCCGGGCGATGACGTCAAACGGCGAGCCCCATGTCAGCTCAAAAGTCTCGTCGTCCATATCGCGCATGTCGCGGAAAGCTTGGTCCCAGCCGCCCGGCTCGCTGATACCCAGCCGCACCAGATTTTGCATCTGAATGCCGCGCCCGCCCCACCGGCCAGGGCCGGCGGCATGGTATTGCAGATTGCCGCGCGCCCGACCGACTGGCGCCTGAGCGATGAATTTGTCGAGCTTGCTGAGCGAGGATTTGCCGGCTTCCAGCCGCAGCTCGAATGCCGCCCGCACGCTCGGGGCATCGCCGGGTTGCCAATCGGCATTGCGCTTGCCGGGCACCGCGTCGAGCACATGCACAGCCTCGGGCGCCTCGATTTCCTCCTCGTCAAAATCGGCGTCATCGGCCTCGTCGATAGCTTCCTCTAGGAGATCGAGCAAAGCATTCTTGTCGACACTTTCGGTCTCGTATTTTTCACCGCTGCGCCGGGTCTTAGTGACGATCTTGAATTCGACGCCCTCGGCGATGGCGAAGGTTTTGAGGCGGTTGACCTGAGTGACCTTCTCGACGGCGCCGCCGGTCACCTGAGCAATCCGCCGATTGACCCGCTCCATCGCCCGCCCGGCAAGCGCATGAGCCGTGCGGACAAATTCCAGATCGATATGCACGCCGCGAAAATTCATGTGCTGGTCAAGATGCCAAACTGATATCTCTTGCGGCTGCAACGGCCGCAAACGATGATCCGCCTCGATTTCGGTCCGCACGTCGGCGACGCAATACTCGGTCAGCCGGGCGAGCTTGTCAGCGTCGTAATGCCAATAAATTCGGGAAGGGTCTTCGCCTTTGCGGGCCTGACGCGGCTTGCACATTTGCAGCATCAGCCGATGGCCGATTTTGTCTTTCTTGGACGGGAGATCGAGCACCATGCCCAGTCGGTCAAGATCGAGCGGGAGCGCCTGCACCGCAGCACGCGCCATCGTGCAGTCGATTTGGTCAAGCGCGGGCGCCGGCCACTCCAATTTCGGAACGGCATGGTAGCCGTCCATCGCCATTTCGAAAGCGGCGTTGTGACCGGCAACCGTCGCGCCTTGGGCGATCAGCGTGCCGATTTCGTCGGGAAAGGGGGGACATTTAGAAACATAATCTGCCAAACTACCATCGACCGCACCTTGCCAGATGATCGGCGTGTTGTAGTGGCCCAGCGTCCCTTTGAGCCGCGGCCATTCGACAATCCATACCGCGCACAGGATGCGCGTCGAGGGATGCGCGGCGTAGACGTGAGCACCGACTTTCCGAAGATCGACGGTGCTGCGCGTTTCATAATCGCGGTGAATGATCGGGGCGGACATTTACCACTGCGCGTCGTCGTCGTCCTCGCCGGTTTCGAACGCGTCGCCTTGCCCGCTCCATTCTTCGGACGCGTCGTCGAAATCGTCCTCGGCGATAGGGCGCTCGGCGCCAAAACGCTTGTCGGCCTTTAGGAGCTGCACGTTGCTCAGTCCAAACGTGACGCCGTTATTCTTACCCTTAATTTCGAAATGGTAAGCTTCGATAGTGGCGCGGGCCCAGCGACCGCCATAGATTTCGCGCAAGTCGGTGATGACCGGGAATTTGCCGTCTTCGCCACGGATCGCGCCGACCACATGCGGGGGCTTGATGTCCGGTGCCGCCTTGGCGTTGGCGCGGACCATGACCCAGCCTTCCCAGTTGCCGGGCAGCGGCGTTTTGGCGACGTTCGAATTATAGTCGTCGAAATCTTTGAGCACCAGTTCCGGGGTTTGCTTGATCCGCGGCCAGCTCTTTTGATCGGGGCCGAATTTGGCGATCATCGCTTCTTTCAGGCATTTCTTGAACGGTGCGGGATCGGTGCCGGCCGGAAACAACATCGTCAGTTGGTAGGTTTCGCGCCCGCTCTCCTCATCTTTGCGCGGCGCCATCGGCGGCAAAGTCGGGAAGGACATCCGAAACGGCGGGGTTCGCATGCGACGGGGGTTCGGCTTTTTCAGTTGGGTGTCCATGTTTCAGTCTCCAGGGTTTCAGGGGTTTTGAGCATCAGCAACGCTTTTTCAGTTTCGCGATAAAGGTCCACATACTCATAAAAACTCATGGTGCCGAATTTCGTCCGATAAACAATCGGATTGGTTTCGACCAAATGCTCAATTTCTTTTTGGGTAATATGCCTCACCACTCGCCCTCCTCAGCCGTGCCGTCGTCGAAATCGACCTGACTGGGATGCACCTCGATGCGAGGGCTATTGGCCCGCACCAGCGTCAAGCCCGACGAGACCGCCGGGCACAGCACCTTGAACGCGTCGGTCTTGCGGTCTTTCGGCGGCAACAGTTTCTCGACCTGGGCCGGGCTGAGGAGTTTGGTTTCCTGTATTGAGCTAAGCTCAACCCCGAAATCAAAACAAAGCACCTCTATCGCCTTGGCCTCATCCTCCCATTTGCGCCGGGCCTGTTTAGCGACCAGCTTGAAGCCGGGCAGGCCCACCGTTTCGGCGACGACGTGCGCGCGAGCCCGCACCGCGGTGAGCCACGTTTCGAACACGTCGGCGGCATTGAGCACATGGGCGAGCTGGTCGGGCGTCATCGTCGCCGGGTCGGGCACAGTGCCCGCCGCCGGCAAATTCAGGGCGTCGTCGAAATCGAGCTGCGCCGCTTCCAGGGTATAGTTACGAAGCGCCTCGCAGGTGCCGGCCGCACGGCAGAATTTGCAGTGCGAGCCGGGCACCAGTGGCGCACCGGGGTTTTTGGCGACCAGTGCGGCAGCGACCAGCTCGGCGCCGACCGCCTCGATGTCGGCAACCGGCCAACGATGCCGGCGCACCGGACCGTCTTTGTGCCATGCCCGCGGCTGCACCACCACCAGCTCGATTTCTTTGATGTCGTCGTAGAGCGTCGCCGGCAACACGTTGAGCGCGCCAAGGGCGTAATAGGCGAGCTGCAAATTCGGTCGACCGTCCGGGCGCGTCACCTCGACCACCTCGCCGCGACCGAATTTGGCGTCATAGACCGAAAGCACACTGTCCCAGCCCAGCCGCACGCAATCGGCGGTGCCGAAAAAATCGGGGTGCAGGGCTTTGAGATGGAATTTGGTTTCGATTAGCAGCTTGCCACCGCGCACCTCTTTGTCTTGGCGGATCGTGTCGACATATTTTTGCGTCGCTTCGATCAGCTCCTCATCGATTTCGACGGTCTCGACGGTGCGGCCGGCATACTCGATGGCCTCCTGATTTTCGGTGAGGCAGAGGGCGGCGACGGCGTGACCCGCCGTGCCCTCTTGCGCGTAGCTCGACGGCGCGTCGGGCATGTTTTTTTGCGCCCGCACGGAACCGGGGCAGGCGGTCCAGCGGTGCGCGCCAGACGCACCAAGCGCGGAATGGTCGACCGGGGCGTTCATGTGCTCACCCCGTCAGCTTGGCGACCAGCTTGTCGTAATCCTCAGGCTTGACGTCGATCAGGCGGGTCACCCCGGCGACGTCCTGCATCACCTGCCGTGCTGCCACTTGCCCGCCGTGGGCCTTGGCATAGGCGCCAAGAGCTTCGATCACCTGTTCGCGGGTTACCGCCGCCCCGTTTCCTCTCGACGCCTGGGGGGCCGTCTCCTGGGCTTCCTGGGCCGCCTCAGCCTTGGGCTTGGGCGGTCGACCGCGCTTCGGCTTGTCGGCCGCAGCGGCGTCGCCGTTGGTTGGCTTGGGGTCCAATTCGTCGGTCTCGACGGCCGGCGCTGCCGCCTCGATGTTGACCGCGAGACCTTGGGGCCGCAGCCGACGCCGCAATTCCTCGACCAGCTCCTCGCTGGTGGCGGTGGCGACGCTTTTTTGCATCCCCCCGACAAGGCGAATGCATTCACCAAGGTTTTCGCCCTGCAATGTGATTGTGATGACCGGTTCCCGAATTTCCATTTCCCTTTTCATGACACTCCTCACTCACCAGAACATCTGCGAGATCGTCGCCATTTTACGTCGTATCGCACGCGATACAGCCTCGTCGATAGAGCCGGGCAGGTAGACGAACCGCACCCGCACCGGCCGCGTTTGCCCCATGCGATAAACCCTTGAAAGGGCTTGCTCGTTGTCGCCCGGCGTCCACGACGCCTCAATGAAAATAACCTCGTTTGCGGCTTGAAGATTGATCGACGCCCCGGCGCAATTGAGCTGGCCGATGAACACGCGGCAGCGCGGATCGGTTTGGAACCGATCAATTTCGGCGACCCGTTTGGCCTCTGGGATGTCCCCATGTATCACCGCCGGCCGGTACGCCCGCAACGCCCATTGCAGCGTTGAGATAGCCTCACGATGGATCGCAAAGACTACCGTCTTGGTGCTGTCATTTTCAAGCTCATCAGAAATGGTCAACGCGGTAAAAACCGCTTTAAGTTGCGCCGTTTCGCGCCGCAACGTCGGCAGCGGCGACATCGCGCTTTGAATGCAGGTGAGATAGAGATCGAGCGTCTTGGCGTCGAAATGATCGATGTCGGCGACGGAACCGTATTTTTCTTCGAGCGTTCCCATCAGGCCGGGAAGGTCAGGAATGCTGACCGGCCCGGCGGCACCGACGTCGCCGTCAAGCGGCCACACGTCGACTTGGCACGGCGGCAGATTGAGGACGTCTTGACGTTTGACCATATTGACCACCGGAGCGAGCCGCGCTCGCAGCTCATCGAGATTACGGCCCCCGGTCACCGCCATGCCGTATTCCGTCTCCCGCATTTCACAAAACGCCGCCTCGAATTCCCAGCGTTCCATGACGTGGCCGCGATAGATCATGTGCTCGGGCCACAGCGCCGCGCAGTGCGAATAAAGCTCGCCGGGGTGATTGGGCATTGGCGTGCCGGTGGCGAGCCACACGCGTTTGGCGCTGTCGATCAGCCGCCGGCCCTGTTTGGTGCGCACCGGCCCGTAGACGGCCCGTGTCGTCTTGCCATCTGGATTTTTAAGCCGGTGTGCCTCATCAACGAGCAGCGCCCCCCATTTGCGGGTACAGACCATCGAATGCCATTGAGGTATTATCAGCTTTTCATAATTGATGACTATGATGTCGGCGCCATCACGGTCGAACGGTTCATTTTTGTTGCGCGCCACCATGACTTTTGGCGGCCATGCCGGATCGAGGGCGAAATGTCCGATTTCACGCGCCCAATTGGCACGCGCAGTGTTGAGGCACAACACCAGTGCGGGGCCGCGCTCGCGCGACAATTCCCACGCCCGCAGCAACGGCGCCGTCTTGCCGACCCCGGCCTGCCACGCCAGGAGCGCGTGCGGGGTGTCGAGCAACCACGGCACAATTCGTGCTTGATGAAATCGCAAGCCGGCGAAATCGTAACCGTCGATGGGCAGCGGCAAATTCATTTGGGCTTCCCCAAATGGCCGCGAAAGAACATATTTGGTTCAAGAAACAATCGTTGCTTGCGTGCCAGCCGGATGAGGCGCGGAATGTACCGGCTCGGGATCAAGCCCCCCGATCCTTTGGGCGGGGCTTCCGCCCAGCGAAACACCCCCGATGGCGTGATGTCGCGCAAGGCGCGTGAAACCGCACTGGGGCCCCCCAATCGGCGAACTATTGACCGCGCCGGTTCCAAGGCGTACACTCCCGACGGTTTGAGATGTCCTCAATGAGCTAATCTCGCCTTCGAGAACGTGTCAAGCTTATCGAAACCAAGGGGCCTGAAAAAATATGCCTGAGAGACACGCATGGCTGCGGAAGGCACTCGCCGACCGCGGCTACACCGCGGCTGACCTCGCACGCGCCTGGAAAGTCGACGACGCCGTTCCCCACCGCTACATCAAGACCGGTGAGCCAAAAATCACGGTGTTTCGCGTCAACGCGCTGGCACAGCTTTTGGAGATGGCGCCGAAAGAATTGCTGGCCCGCCTGAGCGAGCGGCCACTTGATTACGCCGAAATCAAAGACGTGCCGATTTCGATTGTCGCCGGGATCGCCGGCCAACTCGGCATGAACGTCGACGACGTGCTGGCGCAGCTCGACGCGCCGCGCCGTCGCAAAACCGATGCCGACGAAAAGATCGAGTGGTGAGCGCGATGGCTGCGATGATGGCAAAACTCTATGCGGCGTTGCGCGCCGCCGACGTTCCCGACGACAAGGCCACGGCCGCCGCTGAGGAGGCGGCGAATTTCGAAAACAGCCTCACTGAACTCAAATCCGTCCAACGTCTGCACACTTGGATTTTGACGTTCAACACCGCGATGTTGATCGCCATTTTTGGCGTGTTGATCCGCATGGGGCTTGGTCATGGCTGAACCGAATTTTGACACCCTCGTCGCCATCGTGCGCGAGCTGAACGACAAGAAACTCGGCGAGCACGCCGCGATCTGGCGCCAAGCCGCTGCCGTCGTCGAAAGCATGGCGATCCTGAGCCAAACCGCGGCGAGCATGGCGATCATGAGCCAAACCGCGGCGATGTGGCAGCAACAAATTGCTGACAACGTGCCGCAAAACATGACGCTCGCCGCCCTGGAACAGTCGCGCGCCTATCTGGCGGCAGCCAACGTGCTCAAAATCATCGCATCGGAATACGAAAGGGGGGCCTAAAATGTACGTTACCTATATCGAACGCTCGCCCGGTGTGTGGCGCATTCGGATCGAGCTGGACCGCGGGCCCGATGGTCAGCGTCGGTTCAAATTCGAAACTATTCGCGGCACGCGCGACGATGTTGACACCCGCAAATTCGAAATTCTCAAAGGGCGTGAACAAAATACATGGACTGAGCCCAGCCGCGTGCTGGTTGCGACCTATCTGAGCCACTGGGTCGACACGCGCGAAGCTGCCAAGGAAGTCACCCGCTCGACTATCGAGGCATACCGGCGTGCCTTCCAAAATCATATCATCCCGACAATCGGCGGCGTGCATCTGCAAAAGCTGACGACCCAGCAAATCGAGGCCGCCTATACCGCGATGACCAAAGCGGGCTTGGAGCCAGCGACCGTGCTGCAAGCCCATGCGGCGCTCTACAAGGCCCTCGGCGAAGCGACCCGCGCCACCCCGCCGTTGCTGGTCGCCAACCCCGCCAAGCACGCTAAGAAGCCCAAGGCACCCCGCGCCAAACGCCAGGGCCGTGCCAACGCCATCAGCCAGGACGATCTTGAACGTCTGCAAGCCGAGATCGCCGGGACCGAATACGAGGAGGCGACGCTGTTCACGCTCGAAACCGGCATGCGCCGCGGCGAAATGTGCGGGCTGCAATGGCGCGACATCGACCTCGACAATCGACTGGTGACGGTCAGCCACCAGATGGTGCAATACGAAGATTATACAACTGAACGTAAGGAGCCCAAAACAGAGGACGGCGCCCGGTCGGTGTCGCTC